GAAAAGTATAGTTTTACGAGGTCCATCAATCCTTTCGGTGCGTTCTCATTAATAAAATGGTGCATCACCTTTGTATCCCACGCATTACAAACCTCAATTCCATAGTTTAAAAGAAACTTAAGATCAAACTTAGCGTTGTGAAATACTTTCTTATTGTTAGGGTTATTTAACATCTTCCTGAGAAGTACCCACACCTTAGCGTAATGTGGTTGTCCTTTGCGGAAGGGGCTATCCTTATGGTCCAGAGGAATTACCCAGTTAGTATCCTTAGAAGAGAAAGCAATCGTCTGAATACTATCCGTAAGGAAATTCAGCCCAGTCGTCTCAATATCAATAGCTACTGTGTCGTCAGTAGTTGATAAGAGGTCAGCTAATTCTTCTACCTCTTCTATCTCCCCCACCAACTTATAGGCGAAATTTCCTTGGCTTTCTTTGCCGAGGATGTATTTTTCGTAGGCATTTCGTATGTCCGTTTCAAATAGATATCTATGACTCGGTTCTTTAAGAACAGAATAAGGGTGATAGATAGGTACAACAACGCAAGAATGCCCACTATCTGTAGTGTATTCATAAGAAGAACCTCTCTTGTTCATAATGCCACTCTTTTTAACCAACATCTTCATGGCTAAATTACCACAAGCATAGATTAGGCGCGGCGTTACTTTATCTACTGTGGCTTCCAAGTGTTTCCTACATGAATTCATATTATTAGGAGACATATCTCCCTCTTTAACAGAGGGGCATTTAATAGAGGCAGTATACTGCACCCTAGCTGGGTATAAACTTTCCAATAACTTCTTCTCTTTGTTAGAGAAAGGGTTCATAGATCCGTACTTATATTTGAACGAGTCTGCGACGAAAAGAACATCTCCCTGAGATAACTTCTCATAATCCATGAAAGAATACTCTGGTTTATTCTGAGATAAAACCGTACATCCTTCGCATAAATCATTACTACAAGTAGGTTTAAGACCAGAGTAAAGGTTTTCAAGCTCTTTCATAACGCTATTATAGGGTATGGGTAAGAAGATGCATTACATTAACAATAAAAGATTTGAAGAAATCATACCATTGTACTTACAAAATCCAAGTGAGTACGAGGATGAGTTAATGGCCCTATTTGATCTCTTGATAACTAACATCATAGAAAGTTTTAAATTTAAAATTGATAAAGACGATGCGAAACAAGAATGTTTTTTACTAATACTTAAGACTCTTAAGAACTTCAAACCTTCCAAGGGAAGTGCGTTTAATTATTTTACAACAGTAATAGTAAATAATCTAAAGCTACTGTACACTAAAAATAAAAAGTACCAAAAGAAGCTGGAAGAGTATCAAGACCGTCTAGGAGATTCTAGACCTAAACTTCGATAGATTTGAGATAAGTAATCCTCAGATCTTAATTCCCTTCTACCTAGGGTTACTAGGTGAGGAAGTTTAGTTGTGTGAAAAATAACAAAAGCATGGGGCATTGTAAAGCTGTTTACAATATACACAGGTTTTTTACCTGTACTTTTTTTAAGCTTTCCAACTAAATCATTAGAGAACTTATCCCATAAAGACACGAAGAGAATTGATAACGGTTCTCTCGTCCTTTTCTGCTGGCGAACAAGTTTGTTTAATTGATTTTCTGTTTTCAAGAAAATAGGTGTGTACATTAATTATTCAACTACTTCTACAGAACCTTCGGCAATCTCTTCATCAACACCTGTTAGATTCCCTTCCTCATCGAAGGTAAACCCAGAAGCCTCATAGTCAGACCTATTCTCTTCCATGTGCTTTACGAGGTTGCTCGTAATACTCTCTTCTATAGAGCGTATCCCTGCGAAAAATATAGACCGCACGAAGTCGTTCATCTGAACATTGTCAGGCTTCACACTATTAGCAAAGTTAGTAAAAGCCGCAGCTTCTTCTTGATTTAATTTTACTTGAAATTTCATTCTTCTTCTACTCCGTTCAAAGGTTTTAATCTTCCACTCATCGGGGTGGAATTCAAATTTGAGATCTTGGGTCATGGCAATTCCCCCTATTATAGTACGAGGCCAACACTTATGGAAGACAATTACGATTTATCTAACCTTCGCAAAAAACCTAAGCGCAAGAACAGCAGGGCGAAGGGCAGCACTTTTGAAAGGCAGATAGCAAAGATATTCAATGATCGTTTTAAAACTGAAGAGTTCTGTAGAAGCCCTGGATCAGGGGCCTTTGCTACTACCCATACATTACCAGAGTACTTAAAGATATATGGAGATCTAATAACCCCTATTAAATTTAAATATTGTATAGAATGTAAGAAAGGATACAATAAAGAAAACTTATATAGTTTATATAATTATAGCTCAGATACCTGGAAATTCATAAAACAATGTGAAAAAGATTCAGAAAAATGTAATAAGGTGCCAATGGTTATCTTTAAACAAGACAGACAAAAGACTCTAGCTATAGTACCTTCAAGTAATGATTTTTATATAGATAAATATATAGAAATCCATAACGATAACAAAAAATATAAAGTATATCTGTTCGAAGAAATTCTAAAGTGCTGGGATTCTATGTGGTTTGACTAAGAAGTTTTTCAAGAAGACTCTGCTGGCCTTGTAAAAATTGAACAAACATATCTTCTATTGGTTCACCTTTTTCTCTTTTAACCCACTTCCCATCCCTCTTCACCATACCTTTGGCATGCTGTCGAGCAGTCTCCTCGGCAGTATCCTCATCACCAAGTTGGCGATATAGATCTTTAGCACCACCAGTCCTTACTTTATACTCACCTCTTTCTGGAGATAGACTGGCTCTATTTTGATTGTCCTCATGCATGCGTGGATCAATGAGAGTAGCAGTTCCACCCCATGCTGTCTCTTCTGCTAACTCTTCTGGAGCTTCGGAGAAGTCCTTGCCCTCAGGGTCTGACTTAGGCAATTGTGTTCTTTGAGGTTGTACTTGTACTTTTTCTCCCTCATCATCAGTCTCCTCTCCTTCAACAGTTATTTTATTTCTTCTAAACTTCATCTCTGGATTGCCAAGGTTAGCTTCAATTTCAGCATTGCGTAAGCCAGCCTTTTGTATGTTATCACTTAACCCTCTCTTCTCATTAAGAACTTCTTGGTCAGAGCCAGCTACAGATATGTACATCAACTGTAAAAAGGCTTTACCTCTACCAGACACATACCCCTTCTTGTCTGTATACTTATCCAACTCACGATTCATTATTAAATTTTTTACTTCGGATTTTAATTTATCTAAATGTTCACAAGATTTCTTACCCTTCTTGGTCCCCTCTCCTTCGTTCCTTAAACATTTTTTTGCTTCTTCGGCTCTTGTTTTATCGTCCTTATCGGGTTTTTTCTTATTAGCAAGCCATTGATCTATGTAACCTTCTGAAGCACCCTCCATAGCTTCCCCATCCTCACCCTCCACCCAACTTCCAGGAGTTAGTATAGCATCCACTCTGTCTAATCGAGGAGCTATATCATCCATAAACCCTACAGCCTCTTTCACAGTACCCGCACCCACACACTTTTCTAAAAGGCTACTTACAGCATCTAGCCTCTCTGTTTCTGCATCTTGTAACCCATCACTACCCTTCCCCCCAAGATAACTAAACATCTCTCTTTGCTTTTGTTGTGACATTTGCCCCAAAGCGGAAGGTTTTTTAGAACTATCATGAGTCTTAGGTTCTCTTCCTATAACTAAACATCCTTCATCATCTCCCACCCCATCTTTAATCATACTACCTATTGCTGCATCTATATTCTCGTCCCTTTGGGCTTCTCTGTCCGTGACGGACAATCGTTTAGGTTTTCCTCCCTTAGTTAGTTGACCATTACACCTACTAGGTTTAGCATAATGATCTAACTGTTCGGGACTTAAAATATTCTCTCTAATATTCGTAACTAATTTTTTCCTTAATTCTTCAGGGCTATCCTTTTCGAACTCCCCCTTTCCTGGACAGTAAACATCTTCAACATCTTTTTTAGCACCTATAACATTTGAAGCTCTTTTTTTTCCCTCTTCTCCTCCACTTTCCTGTCCTTGACCCACTCCATTAGTACGGGTTGGAATAATATCAGCATGTATTTGCTGAGAAAATTTTCTATTAGCCATCACTACTAAAAGAAGTGCTTTAGGTCCGTTATTTTCTTCCACTACCTTTTCTACAAAAGCTTTAGCATCTTCTCTACTTAACCTCCCCTCAGACTGTTCAACTAATCTATCAATAATAAAGTTAGTGGCATTACGATCAAAATCTTCTTCGGGTCCAGTAAAAATTAAACTGTCCTCTGCTAACAGTCCAACAGATAATGCTGTTAATAATTTTTCAAAACTAGCTCCAACCTCTTTTCCACAAGCTATCTTAGATCCCCTCGCCCTCTCTTTTTTACAGTTCTCCCACGCTTCATGTTTTTTAAGAGAAGTAATGACCGCTGTTTTTATAGTTTCAGCACATTTCACCATCTCTTTTCTATCCGTTATACCTAAGCACCTCTCTAACATAGGAGATAAGTTATCTGCATCCTCGATAGCTACCCCTCTAATAGCATCTGAACTTCCTTTAGCTGCTCTTTTGCTGGGTATATCTTTTGCAACACTAGCTTTACCATTTTGTTCTCTATCTTTTCTTTGTACCTCTTCTAGTTGGGGACGGAACTCTGCTAAAGCTTTGTAGGTAGGAGTATCTCCACGACAGAGAGCTATACTTATTTCATCAAAATAAAGACACCCATCTTTATCTTTAGTTATTTTATACTTCTCAATTAAGTCATTAATTTTGCCAGAAAACCCCATCTTCCCTGCCATACCTGGGTTGTTAGCTATCTCATCCCCTAACCTTAGAAAATCGTTCACACCATTAAAGGTTTGTACAATAGTCTCCTCATCCATCTTTGTTAACTGGCCTGTTTTACGGGCAGCTTCTTTTAATCTTTCCGTTTCTTCCAACCACTTATCTTCCTGGGCTTGGGTTAAAGCTACGTACTCCTCATCTTCTATCTCTGGATCATCACTCTCAGGTTCATCCTCTGCTACATTAGAACGAACTTTACTTAAAGTATCTCCTAATGAGTCTGCTGCTTTTTCTGCGGGGCTTTCTTGTGGTACAAGCTCCTCCCCCCCAGGTTGAGCCTCTCCTCCCTCCTCCTCTTCTTCTCCCGCACCTTGCTGCCCTGCTTGTGGCGCACCACCACCAAACCACTGCTCCAACTCCTTCATATTGTCACGACCTGCTTCTGTGCGAGCCCCTACTAATTTCCCAGACTTAGCATCTGCAAGAATCCTACCAAAGCCTTTCCCAAAATTTACTTTAATAAAGCTGTTATCTGTAACCTCTGCTGTAGCAGATTTCTTAGGATCGTGAGGATGTGCAAACTTTTTTGTTGATCCAGGAGCTTGTCCTACCATAGCTTTAATCAGAGAGTCAGCATCTGGAACGCTCTCTCCCTGTTCCTCGTCCTCCCGAAGAGATAATTTAAACTTTCTGCGCTTTAGGAGTTCGTAACTTTCTAATAATGAATAGTAGTAGTCCATAGTTTATTATAGGAGAAAAGCCCAACCCAGAAGATAACTCTAGGCTGGGCTTTTGTTATTTATTTATTTATTAAAGCTGTTTAGTTTTAGATACTTAGATGTCTTTTGCTTTAGAGGGTATTTCTTTCATACCCGCCAAATCCGTTTGCTCCATGTAGTCATAGCGGAATACCATTTCAATAGTGTGAAACTCGTTAGTACCATAATTAAACTCAGCAGTCTTCCAGGAAATAGGCATAACCCCATAAAGTCTAGTTTCAGCATGCGGTTGTCCTTGTGCATCTAGCTGAAGAACGGTGCATTTTATGGCTTTAAAATTAAACTTCTTTTTGGACGGATCAAACTCACCATTTTTTCCTAAAAATCTACCAGTCAAAGGGTTGTAGATACGAGAATACCACTGCCAAAGCGATGCAGCTATTTGAGGTTGATAAAGGTTATCAAAAGTAGCCGTAAGCTCTTCTGTCTGACCCTTCCCAGGGTAGAAAACTTTATCATTAACACGATGCACTTCAATAGGTTCAAAAGTAAATCCAACGGCTGTTAGTTGCTTACAAGCTAAAACTAAATCAGTTTGCAAATTCGTATCAGAACCAGGAACACCTTGAAAATGCATTTCCCATTGATAAGTCCGTACAGAGTCTAATCCCTGAGAAATAACAGGAAGACCAGTACCTACTTTCTCTCTTTTACTAGCACCTGCATCCGTATAATAATTATCTAACTGAGCCATTTATATTCTCCTTAAAATTGTGCTGATTGGTTAGTGAGGTTAAGTTCAAATATCACCATCTCAGCAGTTTTGGTGGGTTTAATCAGTACCTTACACCACATTTCATTTCTATCAACTCGCACTGGAGTATTTACTGATGCATCACAAACTACCTTATACTGAGTGATGCCTCTTCTATTTGCGATATCCCCTAACAAAGGGTTAATTAAATCTTCAACTCTCGCCCAAGTAAATCTATCGTTAGGCTCAAAGACAAGTCTTTGAGTAGAAGCAAGAATAACCTTCTTAATGTAAATCATTAAGCGTCTAACATTAATTCTATCTAACGCAGTAGGCTGTCTTTGAGTAGTTCTTTGTCCAAAGATAGCAATACCATTCTGAGGGAAGTTAACCACTGGATTAATACAGTTACCACCAGAGTACATAGAATCTCTATCTCCTTGGTTGAGGATCACTTCCACATCCGTAGGCTTAGTTAAACGACCTCTAACGAAGCCAGCAGGAGCCCACCAAGGGTCTGCAACCTCATCAGTGTAGGTCATCTGTCTTGCTGCAAAGATCTCTGGAGCAAGCCAACGGTTTTTACCATCGGCTACAGAAAAGACTTGGAGCCAAGGCCAGTAAATGGCTGCATAAGAACTATTAATCGCTGAATCCCTCGTAGTAGAGAAACCATTAGTCCAATCAATTGCATCCCCAGGTCTGCCAACAGCGTAAGGAGGAGAGAGCAGGGCTAAGAAATTGCTAGTAGCTTCGGCTTTAGTAACCAAAGCATTTTGAACAGTTTGAAGATCTCCTACCCCAGTGCCTGGAGCAAGAGCTATAGAAATGTTAAGAACATCATCATCTAATGCTTCAATACCTGTCTTACCGCCATCACTTTCCACCGCACCTATAACAGCCGTAGCCACACCATTATCCGTAGCAGGGATTCCATTAGAACCTCCAGCTAAATTATAAGTACCTTGAACTAATTTAGCAAAGCGTGGGTTAGAATCAACAGTAGCAACTCCTCCTTGACTACCCCCTAAAGTACCTAAGGCTCCTAAATCTTTTAAGGGCTTTTCAAAAGAGGTAAGAGCGGTTACATCAACCGCAGTACCATCATCTTTGTCTATAGCAGCAGTAACATAATCAGAGGTTCTATCATCATAAGTGGTTCCAATACTATCCTCTAAGAAAGCAGAAGATAACATCCCAGCCTTAAAGCTTTCAACCGCAGTTCCTAAGTTATTTACTTGATCCACATTAGTAGTAGCCCCATTTACTTGCACTTCAAAAGACATCCCACTGGTTCCCCCACCAGTTTCTGCTCCAGCATTGTACCCCGCTCCAGGCCAAAGACTTTGAACAAGATAAGCAGCATCCGTAGTTGTAATACTCAGTCCAGAAGCAGTAACAGAGGCTATAGGATCACCCGCCCAATTCCCTTGGTGATCAACAACTTGGAAAATAGGCCCTGCAACATAAACTCCAGCATCATTTTTAATTCCCGCACTTAATTCCATAGTGCATAGTCCACCAGCAGCAGGATTAACAATGAAAGTAGAAGCATCAACAGAACTAGAATCCGAAAAGACCCCAATCCTATCTGCATCCATAGAACCACCTAAGACTTTACTTAATCCTTTCATAGTAGTACCACCATTAGAGGCAGATACAGTAAGAGTACCTACAGGAATATCATAAGTTTTAGAACTGATAGTAGCGGCTCTCAACTCATCATAACAAGTAGCAATAATTCTAACATCAGAAGTACCTAAATCTGCCCCACCAATAACCTTCATACCCGTATCAGTGGGATCAACTTTAAT